ATCTCTTTAGGCAGACCGTTCAGTCTCCAAAGTGGACCGATCACGTCTTTATCAAACGCCTCAGCCATGTCGGCGTTCGTCGCGTTCACCTGCAAATAGAGGTTGTTCGATTTGTCGCGGGACAACGCAAGCGAGCCGCTGCCGTCGCTGCCGATCAGGATGTTTTCAATGCCCATGATGCGAGCCATCTCGACGTTGAGCCGCTGGATAGCCTCGCCAAGCTGGGGCATGGACCCGGCGCTACCGGTTAGCAGCTCAATGCCCCACTGCGACACGCCGCTGGCCTGGGCGCCGTCCGAGGTTTGATTCTCGAAGGTCTGGCTGTCCAGCACCATGCCGGTGTTTTCCTTTTTGACTTCGAGCTGGACGAACCGCTTGATGCCGGCAATCATGGCGTCTGCCTGCGCCTGGCTCATAGTTCCGGCCTTGACTGCGCGGTTAATGGCAGTGATAGGCGCGCGGCCAATCGGGATACCGGAAAGATCGCGCTCGAAGCCGATAACTTCCTGCTTGAGGTAGGCATTCAGGCGGTCAGCAGGCTCTGCCAGTTGCCGGAACCATCCCATTCCCTTATCGCGCGGCAGCCACAGCTCAACTCCAGTCTGCGGCGAGCGCTGCCACATGCCGGTGATGGTGCCGTTATCGTCTGGCTGCCAGCGCTCAATCGTAAACTGCGGGCGCGACTCAATGTCGGCGAATCCGATCATGCCGTCCTCGCGGCGCTTGGCTGTCCATTCTTGCACACTGAAACCGTGGAACTTGTACATGCCAGCACGCCTAACCATGCGCGCCCAGCTGCTGTCCATGCCGTACATAACGGACTCGACAAACTCTGCGTACTCTTTGGCAGCAGGCGTATCGTCGGCAGGCTCAACAATCCATCGCGGCTTAGCAACTAGGTTCAGGAAGTACCGCAGGCCAGCCGCGACAATAGACGTATTGGTCATTATGTCGGCGGCAGTGCGATACCGCTCTGTGCCAACTAACTTCGGGCTGCGCTCGTTGGTTATGACATAACCGCCATGGATAGCGGTTCCAGACGTGCCGGCCTCTTTGAATGGGCTAGCCTTTGGCGGCTTATTGCCTGCGATCTTTTTCACCCATTCAAACATTAGAGTCTCCGTTTATCAGCATAGGCGCCGCAAACTCATCGTTAACAGTCGGCTTAACTAGGCGAGAAAATGCGCGGCTCATACCATCAACTTGGTCAACATGCGAGCCATTTGGAAACAATTCTACCTCATTTAGGAACGCTTCGTTCCATGGTCCAGAAATTATCTTTATGTTGCCTGCTTCGGCCTGTGATGCAACTGGCTCGGCTCGCTTTTCTTTGCTGCCGCTTTCTGTGCTCCAGTGTACTTTGTAGCCGGCTAATTTGGAGACTAGGTAGCTAATCTGGGCTTTTCCGGCTTGGCCGGGGTCTTGCGGGAGGCTAACTTCTGTGCCATATCCGTCCTGGCTAGCCGTATTGACGATAAGGTTTTCCACCTTCCCCGCCGATAGTTGCCCGCGCGCCACATGCCCGATATACCAGACGCCATTAGGTGCAAGTCCTATCTTGACGCCGGCCGTATACGCGGGGTCGCGGCCTTGAGTTGCCACGGTTGCCGCCAAGTCCCAACCGCGCACCCACTGGATGCCTACGGGCGCATCGTTGACTATCTCAAACCATGCGCGTTGGAACATGCCGCCTTCGCGCGGGACTGGGCGTTGTTGGAATTGGCTGGCAACGCCGAAGCTGCCTAGAGGGATTTTGTCGCGGTCAACTACATGGCGCGGGAATCGTTCGGGGAATAACAGTTCGCCTTCTTCTGTGCGCCAATCTTTGAAGCCGATGGACGTTACGCAGCATCTGTCCCGCTCAAATTCCATGGGCAGCACAAGCCCTTCATACCCTAGGTTTTTTGCCTCGGCCACGCCAATCAGGTCTTTGTCATGCAGCCGCTGTGCGATCAATGCAATGGCCGAATCAATCGGGTTGTTTAGTCGGGTCGGTACAGCCTCTAGGAATGTTTGCGTGATGTTCGCCCGCTTGGCCTCCGATGCAGCGTCATCCACTGACATCGGATCATCAAGTAATACACGATCACCACGGGCGCCAGTAAGACCAGTAAATGCACATGACTGCCGGAATCCGGTTGCGGTAGTTTCGTATTTGATCTTGTCGTTTTGATCGTTGGTCAGTTTTACATGGTGCCCCCATAACGCCTGATACCAGTCAGACGTTATCAACCGGCGAGCACGCACACTGTCCCGAATTGCCAGGGGCAGCGAGTGAGACGCGCAAACATATCTATTGGACGCCATCTCTAGTGGCCCCCATTCCCATGCGCCGAAGAACACGGAAACCATAAGCGACTTCATGCATCCTGGCGGGCATGCTATGTACAGTCGGTTTATCTGCTTGCTGGTTATGGCCTCTAGATGCTCGGCAATGGCATCAATTGGCTTGCCTGGAACATAAGGCTGCGCCGGCTCGATAACATGCCACGCGCGCTTGATGAAGTACGACAGCGAGCGTTTACATGCCTCGCGCTCAATGGCAAGCCAGTCTTCGTTGGATAGTAGTATTTGGCTCATTCTTCGCCCAGCTTAATCCAGCCGTAATCCCATGCTTTTTTATGCAGGTACGCCTTAGTGTCCGCCGCATCTTTGCCAATCATCCATTTGATTATCGGCGCCGCCATAGTGCATGACCATCCGCCTTCCCGTCTCTCCCATATTGCGCCTGCGTAAAAATGCGGCGCGTCCACCCACATGAGTGCGCGCGTCACTTGCGCATCATCTCAGGCGGCATATCGGCCCAATAAGTTTTCCCGTCCTTGCCCATATCCCAGCGGCTCGACACTTCGTCTTCATGGGTAGTCTCTGACTCAGGATCAGTAATCAGCCGGTCACGTTCACGCGCGCGCATGCGTTTATGCCATGCGCGCTTATCATGCGCCTCACTTTCGCAGGTAGTGAACCCGTGGATTTTGTTTTTCTTGTAGCTGCGGCTCATGTGTCTGTCCATGGTCCCAGGACTAGGGACGCCAACTAGCACCGATATGGAATATTTACAACCGCCATTCTATCACAGGCAAAAAAAATCCCGCATGGACTGTTCACATGCGGGCAAGGGCGGGGCGTATTTCTAGTATCTTTCTATAGCGCTTCGGGCTTGGACTTGGCAACACATGTAAACTGTGCATGCCTAATAGCTTTTTTGGCTACCTTGCCAGCCGTCTCGCATTCTTGCGTAGATGAAAACCCAGGGACGGCAATGAGTGACGATGGCGAAGCGGCATATCCCGCGTGTATCGCAAAAATCAAAACCCATTCCATAATCATTCCTCCGCTTTAGCCGCCAACAACTCTTCAAGAGTTTCGGTTGACAGCTTCGACGCATCAATAACTTTCGGGGCTAGCGTACCATCACTATTGCTCAAGTCAACCTTTTGGGCGCTATCCCAGCCCTGCATCTTCGAGAGCTGCTGGATGGCCACGAGCGGCGAATGAGTCTTGACCTTGATGCCTTCTTTGCCGGCAGTCAGTTCGGATATGACGGCCATCTTGGCGGGATCCTGCAATACCGAATCCTTGATCTTCCATGCGGCCTGCACAACCGGATTGCCGAACTCATCTTGCCCGATTTCGTACTCGCCGAACTCAACCAGATCCTTTAGATCCGTGCGCGCAAAGTTCGTCAGCCGCTCCAGCGCTTCCGCCCGCGTCATAATCGCTTCCGATACCATGTCTTCCTTCATTGCCATCATGTATGCCTTAAAGTCTGGATCTGCTGCGGCCCTGGCAGCGTTTGCCCTTGCCGCGTCATAGCTGGTCTTCCCGCTAGCCTGAGTATACGCCTCGACCTGCTGCATGCCGGCAAGCATGTTGATCGCGAATCGCTGCTCAAGTGGGGTCAGTTTTGAGAATAGCTCTTTTTGTTCGGGGGTCATGTCCGATGATCATCATTGAATTCAATGGTTAGCGCGCGCTCTGCCCACCACTTTACTTTAGCGGGATCAGGCCGGCGGCCGGTCAACTCTTGCGCCACCTGCATGCCGATGACGAAATATTTCCACCACCAGGCGATTTTGGCTGTTGCGTGGATTGTTGGCTTAGGCATGGCGTCTCCGTTACCCGAATGTCGCGCGGGCATCATGCTCGTTGTCAAATAGGGTGCAGCCCCAGTATCTCACCTTACCGCTTTCGTCTTCGCGGCAACCCATGGTCCTTGACGGGTCTTGCGCAACCCACGCCCAAACAGCCTCTGCGAATGATGCAGCAGTAATGGTTGCCAGTCGGACTGCACCTGACTCGCTGCCAGCGCATCTGTATCCCTCTGCCCATATCTCATACGGTTGCATCGATAAAATCCTCCGAACTGATCCCGGTGCGCGCATTCCAGTACCGCCAACCGTAGGCCCTGACAGCAAGCCACATGATGCGGCGCGTTATCAGATTAACACCTTCGGCCTCTAGCGCCTCGAGGAACAGATCATCGGCCTGCTTGCGTGTTCCTTGCTTGACGCAGTAACGATAATCGTGCAAGACAGCTGCTCGCCGGCTCTTCCCGGTCGGACTGATAATCGGATGGACGATTCGCGGGATGCTCGCCAAGTCGGTGATGAAGGTTGGCGGCACATAGTAGCGCTCGCCATCTGCGGACTGGAAGCCCATCAGGCTAAGCACGACCCATTCGCCCGCCTTGGTATGGGCGCGCAGGTCCAGCGGATTCAGGAACTCAGCACGCGATTGCACAGGCGATTACTCCAAGGCTGAAGGCGAACGCCGCAAACAGGCACAGCGCAAAGATCAGTATACCCGGAATAAACCCCAGCTCGCCGCGACTACTGAAATCGAGATACCACCAGACGCCGGCAGCGATCAGCAGTAGTGGAACTAGCATCTGAATCCACATGACTACCTCCCAATGGCTGAACCCTTGGCGATTGCGTAGGCGGCATCGTGGCCGTCGTATATCAGGCGCTCAGACTCGCGGCGCCTGACCAAGCCAAGCATTTTCTTGCCGTTGCCGTTGCACCAGAATTTGAACTGTTCTGCTGCTGCTTGATACTGGCCGGCGTTGGTCAGCCTAAGCAGGGATGATTGCTGACCGCCTTTCAACTCTACCAGACCATCCTTGACACCTTTGCGACCGCCGCCCACATTGAAAGAGAACGATACCAGCGCATCGAACCGGCCTTGATCTGTAGTCGAGCAGAATTTGTTAACCATGCGTTCGAACTTGGCGACATCAGCGACTAGCGCATCCTCTGCCTGCTGCTGCGTCCAGACCAGGCCGGGAACTACCTCTAGGCCGGTGTGGCCGTATCCGATGGTCCATGGGTCG